CCGACTTAAATTCTCCACTTTCTTCAACTGCTTGTGCTATGACAATATCTGGAAACTTTATTTTACAATCAAGAACAAATTGTTTAAACGCTTTGAATGTAAATGGTATTTCAGATCCTTCAGGAGTTTCAGTAATAACCGTTACCTCTTTCTCATATTTAATTTCTTTATCACTTCCTTTCATAGAAACAAAGATAAATCCACACAACAATAATACAACGTAAGGATATATCCTTACTCTCTCCATTTGGAGAGTCTCTTGATTCATTTTATATAACTTCATTTGATTTGATTTAGTAATAGCACCTGGAGCAGGACTCGAACCTGCACTTCTTTAGGAAACCTTTTTATAAGCAAGCTTATGCAGCCCACTGTCCTTGCGTATAACCAATTCCGCCATCCAGGTATATGCCGGTCTTTCCCGGCTGTCAAGGTTTAACCTATAATTGAGTTGATATATGCTGCAGATAATACTACACTTTCTCCTGATTCTAGTATGATATTATACTGATCTCCGGATTCTTTAAATGTAAACTTTGGTTTATAACCATAAAGTTCTTCTAGCTCAGAGGCAATAGCAGATTCAACTGCTGTATCAATAGTTTCTTCTACTTCAACTTCTTCTATTTCTAGACTTTGTTGCGCAGCTTGTGATTTTTGTTTTGCTTCTTCAGGTGACATAATTTGAACAGGCTCATCAAGACCTACTACTGGTTTTATTCCTGGTTCATATCCTTCTTCCAAATCAAACAATACACCTGTAGATTCTACAATAGTTTCTTTTTCTATGACTTCTTCAGTAACTTCTGATTCTTCATCTTCAATCCAAGGAACTTCTATTTCTTCTTCAAGTATTTCTTCTTCTACTTCTTCTGCTTTGATTTCAATAGGGGTGATTACACCTTGAGCTTCAAGTTGTTCCCACTCCTCATCTTCTTCTGCGTCAAGATCACTAGTGTCACTCATAGTGTTTCCGTTTGGAATACCTGTTATTTCAGGAAAATCATTAATAGGTTCTTCGTCATCCTCTATGATTTCTTGTTCAATAATTTCCTCTTCAATAATCTCTTCCTCTTCTATAGGAATCAATTCTTCTTCAGTGAGATCTACTGCAAACTTTACACGTTCCGGAGCTGTTTCAGGAACCTCTGCAACATCTCCTCCCCATGCAAGTTCTTCAAGAACTTTAGCATCTTCTTCTGCTTGTTCAATCATCTTTTCTTCTAAAGCTTCTACAAATGTTTTTTCAGAATCTAAGATAGTTTCTTCTTCATCAATCTCTTCAGGCTCAGTAAGAATTACTTCTTCCTCATCATCCCAATCTTCTTCAGCTTCAAATTGTACAGCTTCCGGTAATGGTTCTGGAGAGTTTGTTGGAGCATAACCAGGAAGGAACATTGAAAGATTACCTTGACTATTTGAAGATAAAACAGATTGTTTTTTATCAAGCGCCTCCTCTTCAGAATCAAATGCTATAAGGCCGAAGTCCACAGCAAGTTTTAAGTGAATCATTGTTTGTTGTTCCATCCATGTTCTAGGATGACTTATTTTAAGTGCAACTAGTATGTGATTGTAAAGCGTCCAAAGATTTAATGGAGATGTCTCATACTTATAAGAGGGCTTTTCAAACTCTCTTTTAACAATAGAAAGTTGCTCACCTGTTATGAGTTTACTAAAGTATAGTTCTCCCATTAGACGGTGGAACTGTTTAGCTTCTAACTCTATTAACATCATAGCTTCTTTTTGCTCTTTCAGTTCTCTAAAGTATTCCCCGGCGTTTTGAATTTGATTCTCAATTGTTTCTTGAGTTTCTTGGTCAGCTGTACCGGTATGCTTTCTATTCCAGTCACTCATCTTGCTTATCAGGGACGCTTGATTCTTATACAAGTATGCTCCAATAGCACACTTAAATCGCATTGATTTATCATATGAATTGCCAAATGCGAAGATCATTCCCATGTCAGGATCATTATCATAATTAATCCTATAAATACCAGACGCTACTTGAGCATCTTTTGTACATCTGTATAGTTCTTCATTTACTTCAAACCCATTATCTTCAAGGGTTTTAAGAATTTTTGTAATAACAAAGTTATGTGATATAACTGTGTATGTATCCGTTGCTTCAGGCAACGGCGCATTTACTAGAATACTTCTAGCAACTCCTCCTATTTTTCTAGGCATAACTAATTTAATTTAAAAGTTTAAGGATAATTGATTTTTAAAAATCTCTGGGGACATTGCTTTGATTTCCTGGTTGACTTTTTCAAGATAGAATTTTGTATTAATATTGTAATCTTCCCATGTCTGCTCTTCATATTGGTTGAATATAACCTGCATCCATTCTCCAGAAATTACATTTATCTTTCTCTGATCTTCTAAGTTTTCTTTAATAATTTTACAACCTGATTTAGACACATAGTAGCGGAGAGTTTTCTGAAGATCTTCTTCATAATATTGTCCACTATTTACACCTGTCTTTACAAATTTCCAGTTCCCCTTTATTTTACTTTGTCCACAAAAATCAAGAATATCTTTATTCTTTTCAAGTGTAATTTTAGGATCTACATTGTGTACAAAATAATAATATAAAGCTTTAGTTATAGCAAGAAAACTATGGTTCTTATGTAAGGCTTTGTCAATTTCAAAGCGTCCCTTACATTTTGTTTTAGCATAGTAATACTTACCATTTTCTTTTTTGAATAGATCTCTTGGATTTTCTTCTTGCAGTTTAAAGAAGGCTTCTTTATCTACCTCTTTAAACTTATAAATGCCAATGTAATTATTGACATCTGGTACAATTAATTTTTGATACTCATCATGTTCTAGCTGTAGCTGTGTTAGCTTTTCCCATTCACTACATATCTCAAAATACTTTTCCTTGTAACGTTTAGGAATCATCATTTCTAAACCATCTGTATTCTGCATTATAGGAATGGATCCTGGAACATTTTCTGCAAGCATTTCATACAATAACATCAGACTTAGCTGACCATTAATTGTGATACGCATTGTCATTTCCGGATCATACAGAAAAGAGTTTTCCTCATTTGTTAAACCGTAGGTTGAATTAAGTATAATCTTATACACATAGTTTCTTGGATCTGATTTAGGAATCTTCTTTCTTTCTTCAAAGAACCATTCATACAACTGACAGAACTCTTCTCTTGGAAGATGTGCAGGGGCCCATTTATTTCTAATGGCAAGATTTGGATAGAAGCTTGTTACATCTGATGATATAATCATCATATGCTCTTCAGGTTCATATATACCACGCTTTGCACCATGAACTCCGCCTAAGCCAAAGTCTGTAGTTACACCGCGATATTTAACAGAGGCCTTAAACTGTCCCTTTAGATTTAAAGGATCTAGTACAAGCTTGCTAAAGTTTTCTTTAAGCTTTTGAAATTCCGGTGTTTTGAATTGGATATATGGAAGAATCAAATCTTTTACTACTAGGGCTTCTCTTCTAGTTCTTAACTCTTTAAGTTCCCATTTGTTTATTCCGGTACTCTTCTGTAAAAAGTGTAAGAATAAGTCTTTAGATATCTTTGGTTCAGACGCACTATAAAGATTGATACCATATTCTTTTGTTAGTGTACCTCTCAGCTGTATTTCTTTTGCACTAAGCTTCATTATATTCTTAGTACTAGCTACATCATTTCTACAATATTTAGCTATCTCTTTGAGTTGTTCTACAGTTTCAATTGGTGTTGTGTAATGTATTGGCATATCTTGTACGTTGTGCCACCGCATTGAACATTGGATCCATTTAAGAGAAGATCTCTTTGCTTTGTTGTCCCAATGGTTTAATTTGAATACATCAATTTGTTTTATGTGTAAATCTTTTTCAGACCACTCCTGCCACTCTTCCTTCTCTTGTCTCTGGATGCAGTCTTGTGCTTTTCTATAGATGGCTTTACCTACGGCTTCACCATCTAGCATTAGCAATCTTTCTCTATTTCTGATTATAAATTCTGTAATTTGCGAATCAAATCCTAATCCATTAAATGATATATGAAACTCATTATGTTTAACGTTCTGCTCAAAGAATTCTAAGAGTTGCGGTAAATCATTGCGTAGTTTACCTATTGTAAACACATGAGTCTCATCATCTTTTTTATAGTGTTCAAAGACACCTAAAAAACAATTGACTAATGTTTCATAGTCCATTACGTAGTGATTCATACTACCCTTCTTCTTGAAATTCTTTGATTAATTTACGTATTGCATTACCAAGTTCCTGATCATTTGGAAGCTCTTCTGTTAGTCTAATCACTTCTATGAAGTAATCAATTATTGAATCAGTCTCATTCATATGGCATAAATAAAGGGAGAGCTAATATACAGCTCCCCCTTTACATACCAAAATGATTTTGATTATTTTACTAGAGGCATTCCGTTTTCATCAACTAAAGAAAGCTTCTCTACTTTATGAATAGATGGTTCAGATTTATTACCTGCTTCTATAAACTTTTCATAGTCATAAGATTCACTGTTAGTAGCGAACATTTTGATGAAGTTTCGTTGTTCTTCTGCATTTGGAAGATAATATTCTTGCAGTGTATTAAGTCTGCTACGTTGTTCAGCAAAAGGTTTTCCATTAGTCTTTGGACTTTTTGCTTTTACTAAGTTGCCATCTTTGTCTAGTGTAGGAACCATTTGAAAGTTCTCTTTCACAATTTTACTGATGACTACTAGTAACGTTGTAGCAGGATCATAAATTACTTCTGCATAAGGACAATCCTCTGTTAGAGGAATCATCTTAAATGTATCTGCATTTCCCCAATATGAGGTAACAAGCAGCATGTTTTGGCCGATTTCTTTTTTTGCCATAATAAGTTGGTTTAATTATCTAGTTCAAATGTAATAACTTTTGCTTTAACCTCTAGCTTTTCTTGCTCTAAATCTGGAAGTGAACATAATTCACCTACTTTTTCTAACAATTTTTTCATTGGATATTTATCCACAGCTTCCGTAATAAGTAACTCTGCATAATTATCAAAGTACTTTTCCGGATATAGGTAGCTTTCAATATAGCTATGATGTCTACTATGGTCTTTAAAGAAACTCAAAATAGTTCTTTTATATTCATCCGATATTTTTGAATATTTTCCGTGCAAAATCTTTTTATAGTCAGATTTATAAGCACCAAAGTCAAAGATATACGCGCCGGTATTATCTTCTAATTCATAAAAATCTTCAAACAACGGATTGTTGAGCAGCTTTTCTTGCTCAAAAACTTTGAATTCCTTGTCTTCTCTTAAATGGTATGTCACTATAAACTTGCAATCTTGGAGTGTGTATTTGTCTTCCCAGGTTATGTATGTTTGGATTGGTGTAATACTTACACCTCTGCGGATTCTTAGAATAGGATAGAAAAATATCCTACTCTTTTGAATATATTTGGGCCATAAAGATTGCAGTCTCATATACAAGTATATTAAAGTTTTACGTTACCTACAATAAAATCATAAGGCAATGTATAATCTTTTGCATTGTAATGATAAGACGCATGCTTAATAACTTCGTTGTATCTCTCTAACCAAACTGATAAAGTTTCAGATGTTACAGGGAATGCGTAGAGCTGATCATACTTGTCAAACACAACAAAATTAAATTCAATACGCCATGTATTATCAATGTGTGACTCTAGGAATTTAGTGGCAAGCTTGATGTAAATAATTGCTTGTAACCAATAGTTCCATTTTTCTACAGATTCTGAAAACTCTTTAAGTGTTTTACTGGTTGTCTTGAAGTCATTGATAATTATCTTCTTATCCCTAACATCAACAACCATGTTGTCAAGTATTCCCTTTAGACCAAACGGAACTCCTTCTTCTTTCTCCATTTCTAATGCTAGTTCATTGTAGATTCCTAAATGAACTCCATCTGTTGTTAGATCCATACCTAAAAGATTTCTCATCTGAGGATTTTCTTTTACGATATCCGCACGCCTTGTAGATTTTTCTAGTAATGCAGAATCAATAATAGTTCTTCCCTGACGTTTCTTCAAAAACTTAAAGTACTCTTCAGTCTTAGGTTCAATAATTTTGGCAGCTCTTTTATCTTCATCTTTTACTGCTTGCCATAGATCTCTTTGTAATAAACTTGCAAGTATCTCTTCTCTAAAGTCAGAGAACTCTAAGTTTTCATTCAAAGGATCTTCTTCTACTTTACGTTTGTAAAGCTCAAACATTTCCTCAGCAATGCTGATATTGTTTTCACTTGGTAACGCATCTGTAGCTACTAGGAATTTATCATCAAATCCCTGGTGATCTAAAATCAAATAATGAATCAGAGTACCTTCTATTAAATACTTCTTTGATTCATCTTCTCTTTCTTTTAGCACATACTCTTTGTAGAATACTGAGGGTGCTGATAATAATTTGTTTAGCCCGCTATAGCTAAACTTCTGCTCTCCATTATAGAAAGCAGCCTCCAATAGATTTACATCCATTTCTTTTGTTTCAATCATAACTAATGTAATTTAGATTATTCAACATCAATTTCTAGTTCTGTTTCATCCAGCACATATCCTTCACGGTAGTATCTTAACACTTCGCTTTTTACGTTTTGGTCATACTGATCATATGCACAAAGAGATGTTATGCGTTGAACGTTTGATCTTGTAAATTTGTTATGCTTCTTTAGTGCTGCTGTAAGAGCTAACAGATTGATGCTGTTTAGCTGCTTAACATTTAAGCCAAAATAGATAAGTAAACTTTTGAAATTAACGTGATGGGCTTCTTTGATTGTAACAATTTTGTTACCAAATTCTTTCAATAGGAATAGCAAATATATAAAACTTTTTTCAAAATCTGAATTAGCCATAAGCTCCATCATCAAAATTAAATTTTCATTATCACCGCTTAATCCAAAAGCACGTAGTTCCTCATATTTGTTTTCATCAATGATGATACGATTGTTATTAAGACACTTAAGAATTTCTGTTTCCAAATATATTGGACACTTGAGTTGATTAATTTTTGATTCTGGAGTAACAGCATACAGATCTTGCTTAAGATCTCGCATACCCCATTTGCTATATCCAATAAGATCATTAATAGCATAATTAGTATTTAAGAACACCGTATGCCAATTACTTATTAGACGTTCACTAACAAATACTTTTGCAACTTGATCTCTTAGCATAAAGTATCTTATGTATAGTTTATCACTTGGTGAAAAATTACTTGTAATGTAATTGCTTATTTCTCCTGGTTCTAAAGGTGCACAATACTTTATTACATTAACAAAAGAACCTTCTTTGATTCCATTTAAAGATGCAAAAGCTACAGTTGCATTATCAGGTTTAATAGTACGAGTGTATTCTTCTTTTACTTTAAACCTAGGAACGGAACATCCTGGCAAGAAATATAACACATCATTAGGTTGTGGCTGCCAATCCTTTTGTATGTTTAAAGCCTTTTCTAAATTTTCTTTTTCAAATCCTGTTACTAGAGATAACGTCAATTCATTATTTAACGATACATCTAAGTAAAGATATTTAGTTAATTTCATTTTGAATTAAATTAAAAGGGAGGCTGTTACACCTCCCTTTATTATTATTTTGTTGCCAAGTCTTGGACTTCCGGATCAAACAAAAGCTTTTGGAACTTCTGCTTATTACCATTAAGTATTTTCTTTACAATGTGATATTTCAAATCATCTGTAAAGATATCAGGATGCTTGATTAGGAATAAAAGTCTATCAATAATCTCTGGTGTAATAGGATTGCTATTAGAATAGTATACAGTCCAGTTAACTAATCGTGTGCTTAACAAACTTGCAATGTCAGCTCTGTAGTTGTTCAAACCATTTTCAGCAATTGCTTCCAATAGTTTTTCTGCAACTACTTCATGTTCTTTTTCAGTGATCATTTCTTTTGGACTGATTAATTTATCTAGTCTGTTGTTAATGAACATGCTAAAAAGTGTTGCTACTTCTGGGCCCACAGTACCTTCACCAATCATTTGAATCATTGGTATTCTTTGGTTAAAGTTTTGGAAAGAACTAATAGCATTAAAGAATGTGGTAATAGATCTTGGGTTAACACTCTTGCTTATGATTTCAGGATGCATCAAAATAAAGTTAATACATCTGCCATCAATACCATCTTGCTCAGCCCATTCAGCCCATACTTCATGATTCCATTTCATTACTACAGAAATAAATCTTGTTCGTTGAGCTACGTCAATTGAATTAACTAGATACTCTCCATCATCAGGGTTTGCTGTTAATAGAATATGCCAGTTCTTTGGAAGCTTCCAAGAAATATATTCCTGTCTGTCAACTAATTCCATTACAGCTTGAATGAATCTAATATCTGCACGGTTCCAGTCATCTAATAATAGGATCCCACCACCTTGCTTATCTGCAATCCATTCAGGCGGACAGTAAGACATTCTCTTTTGTCCTGTAAATTCATATCCATTTTTGATATACTGATCAACAGCATTCTCATCAACCCATTCTTTTTTGCTTTCGCCTTCTGTAGGTTGGACAAGTTTTTCTATGATAGTTCCATCAGCAGTACGAAACTTCTTGAGTTCAGCTTTTGGTTTTTTCTCTAGTTGAAATTGTCTTACCGGGAAGCCTATCAAATCACCTAGTTCTTCTATCTGAGCTAGATTTAATTTGACAAAGTTTAGGTTATGTTCTTCAGCAATCTGAATTGCTACACTGGTTTTACCTAAACCAGACTCTCCAATAATCTCAGTAGCTACAGGTTTCTTTCCCTGCTCTTGTATGTACTGATTGTTCTCAATAATGTGTGCGAGAAATTCTTTCATTTCTCTTGCGTTCAAACTTACTTGATTCATTTTTTTTAATCTTCTAATTTAATTACTTTACCTGTTTCTTTTAAGTGATCCCCATTACCTCTGGATGATATAACCCATACTGTATTTTTAGGAACGTTTTCGGGTGCAGGACATTCACCATCTGTAAAATAGAATAAACAACTGTACTTTGGATTATGCTCATTGAAATAATCTATAACTGGTTGAAATTCTGTACCACCTCTTCCGTGGATCTCAACATCTTTTCTGGAGTTAAACTTTCCAACATAAGATATTGAGACATCACATTCAATTAGTGTTACATCAGATCCTGTCTTTTCTAGATGTGTCATCTCTTGAATAAACTCTTTTAGTTCTGATGTACTTACAGAACCAGAGGTATCAATTGCTGCTAAGATATGTTTATGTCTTTTGAATTTAAGTCCTGGGTTTTCTTCTAGTCTTTTGTTGAGTTTACGTCTTGATTTTTTGGTGTATATTCTTGTAGATTTTCCAGCAAATCTTCTTAGATATCCTTTCCAATCAAACTTAGGTGGCTCAACTATTTTAAGCCGTTCAATTATTTCTGCAAACTCTCCTGGAATATCGCCTTTCATTTTTGCAATCTGATCTGCAACTTGCTCTAATATATGTTTGGTTTGGTTTTCTAGTAGACGTTTAGTTGCTTCAGGAAGATCCTCAATTTCATCCCATAATGTGTGATCTGGTATTTCTATTTCTTCACCATTTGGTAATTCACATGTAGTATTACCTTGTTGTTCATCTTGTTGTTCATCTTGACCAACTTCCATAATACATTTAACTGTACTCTGTGCTTTACTATTATCAGACATTAACTTGTCATAATAATAAAATGTACCCTTCTTTGGTTCAAGATTCAGATCTGGAAACTTACTCAGTTTACAAACCCCCTCCGGTAAATCTTGCTCCTCAATGTATTGATTAATTTCAAGGTCCATTGCTATGTTGCGAATAGTTTTGTTCCGCAAGTGTTCATAGTTTGTCAAATGAAAGAATCCAATGTGAAGCAACTCATGTTTTAAGACACCAATTTTCATATTAGGTTCTAAAGATTCCCAGAAATCAGGATTAATAGCTAACTCATAGCTAATATCTTTAACTCGGACACCCGCTGTTGGAATGTCCTTTCTCCATACTTTATTTAGCGACATCAAAAGCAGTCCATAGAATGGTTCTTTTAACATCAACTCTTTACTAGCTTTAGCTAGCGTTTCCTGATTTGTCATTTAGAGCTTTTGTTTTAATTTTTATTTCTAACTCATCAATAAAATCATAACCTAATGACTTACACTGTTCTGCTAGATACTTGCTAAAGTATTCAAGAAAGAATTGCATCTGTTCTATATTTACTTTGTATTTACCTAGCATCTCAAATATAGTTTTGTATGTAATTGTTCTTTGCAAATCTACAATACTTTTGAGTTTTCTATAAGTCTTTGGAGCATGCTCTATCCATAGCTTATCATCTATTTTACAGAGCTTTTTAAATAGTAAAACATATACTAAATGCTCTTTTAAATCTACACTTTCCACTAACATTAAAGCCAAAGTGCGATCCTCAATATTAATTGAGGATCCCATTTGGATAAGGTTATAAAACTGTTCTGGTTTAAACTTAGTTTCAGTCATTTATTTTCATTGTTTTTAACATCCATAACGGAGGTGTCTCAAGATTATCCAACCACTCCTTAGCGGTAGGTATATAACCATTGCAATCCTCTTTTACGTGTTGTTCTCCAATATAGCGCACGTATACATCTTTATTGTCAGAATTAGTAATTACCATACCAAATCTTTTCTCACATTCAAATATCCCTTCACTGTGATGACGGAACATTCTATGTTTACTATGTCCTACCCATGCCTTAGTTTCATCAAACCAGTTATGGATATCAAGATAATCTAATGGAGATCCTCCAAATTTTTTAGCAGAAGATCTCGCGTGGTCCCAAGGATGTGCCATTATTCTTCTGATTGAAATTTACCGGTAAGCGTTTGACAATTTGATTCTGTATAATAGGTTGTATTATCAATTAGATAATCACCTGTATTGGTATCTAGGATAATAGTTCCAGATCCTCCATCATTATTGTACCAATCATCTACATCACCACGCTCAAGAATTTTATAGGAGATATCTTCTATTGTATTTTTAAGCATAGTATATTCATCTGGAGCTAGTGTTGCTTCTTCCGCATTAGTTGGAATATTATATTCATCATCCTCTACATTCACATACATATCTGGATGTTCATTGTAAAAGGAAATAGTATCAATAGCTCCGCTATCTCCACTACCTGAGTATTCAGTTACAACATAACGAATACCATAATCTTGGAGTTTCAGTAAAACTCCGTCTGCTGTTAAACTACTTTTCATAATTCTAAAATTTACGTTTTGCGTATTCTGCCATAAGAACTGCGTCTATCAAGCCGTCATTTGGCTTTGTGGCTGTGTTTCCAAAGGTTAGCTTTAGTCCAGGCAATAACCTCTTAATAGCTATAAGGGCCATTGCTTTTGTATCTCTTTTTGTTTTACCGGTAATCTTTACTTCTTCAACTCCCTGAAACATTTCATCCTGCCATTTCTTTGCAGGTACTTTTACATAAGGTAGTGCTAAGGATATGCAAAGCATTTCTATTGCACCTGCTTGATAGCCCATTGAAAAGGCTGTTGTTTTACTGGATCCAAAGATGACACCAAGCTTTTCAAATACTACTATACCATTGAATCCTTCAAAATCTTGAAGTAAAAAATGTAATGCTTGGTAATCAACTTCATTTTTAATCATAGGAATTGGCCATGTGTGATACTTTTCACCATCCCATATAGCTATTGCTCCTTTTTTTCCAATATCAATTCCAATATATTTTTTCATACTACAAGTTCTTTTTTGATTCCTGTTAGAGCTTTGGTTAACACTGGGTACAATGTAATTCTTGTGTTAGCGATACCGTGTTGTTCTACACAGTCAGCAATGTCTTTCTCAAGATTTAGATGAGCATAGGGTAGGCCATACAATTCTTTGTACTTAAGCATTGCTTTTATACCAGCTTCATCATTATCAAAGATGGTACACACGGCTTTATACTTTTCCTTATAGGCAAGGATAATGTGTTCAGGAATTGTAGTGTTCTCACTATCTGGAGCGACAGCTTCCGCATTTCCAAAACCTAACTTAGTAAATGCCATTACATCTTTTAATGAACTGCATATAACTAAATACGGTTTGTCAAATTGTAGTTGATCAGTCCCCTGAATATAGTCTTGAATCTTTATGAATTTCTTATTCTTTACGAGAGGTTGATAGATTTTATACAAGGATCCATCTTTTCTAAAGAAACCATAGATACCTATTCCTTTAATGTCTACTTTTTCATCTCCTCTTTTAAATGTGAATTGATCAAGAGGATGTATGTTGAAGTGTTCTAATACTTTAGAACCTATCTGATACCTCATCCAATATTTTTGGTCAAACTCTGTCCAGTTACGTAAAATGTAGGCATCAACTTTATACTTATCTTGAACGATAAAGTTTTCAAGCTGATAATTCCCATCCGTTTTACTAAGAAATTCATTATAGTCGTTTATGATCTTGAGTACAGCATCCAATCTTTTGGACATGTTAAATAGCTCTTTGACTAATTCAACACAATCTCCTTGTCTATCTGTAGAAAAGTCTTTAAACTTATATCTATCCGAGCTTCTAGAATAGTACACAAAGAATGATGGGTTGCTGTCTTTTGGATTAAATATAGATTTGATTTTTACATCTTGTCCATTAAGTCTTTCTGGCAAGTTCAGGTAATGTTCATACACCCACGTATGGGGGACCTCACTGAAGTCGCTTATTAATGTTTTAGTTCTGAGCATACAATTTTAGATTAATAAATAAAGGGGGCAGTGCTTGGCACCTACCCCCTTTATCTAAGTTGACTGCTTTAGTGCAGAACAAAATAAGAATTGTTTTTTACAATTCAAATTCAGTTTGACCAGAAACATCTGTTCCTGTTGAAAAGTCATCATCACCACCAAAGTTAGATACCTCTTTAGGATCTGCTTTGATTAAGTGCTCTGCTTCTGAATAAGGAAGTACCTTATCTTTTGCTTTAAAAGCAATAGGCTTAAATGGATTTTTTGGTTTTGGTAAGTACATATCATATCCTAAATAACCATTTTGTCTATGATATTCTTTACCGGCAACACAAAAGTCTGCATACTTACCTCTAAATGGAGCATCAGTATTGAATGCATCAACAAAATCCTCAATAGTTTCATACTTATTGTCTGCCTTTGTGAACCAATCTTGCATATCTAAATATTCACAGAGACTCTTGATCATCTTCAGAATTTCAGCATCTCTGTAAACAGGAGTACCACCTTTGGTTGTACCATCCGCATAATAATAACGGTTAGTCTTTATCTGACCTACCTGCCCTTGATATCTTCCTTTTGACTCATCATTTGGATCAATAAAGAATCCTTCAAAGTCAGCAATAGGTTCTGTTTCCACATTAAGAATTAAATGATAAGCTTTCTTATCCACCATGAATGGATACTGCTTCAGCTCTACGCTGTGAATCATTAATCTGTGATTACCTGGAGTAATAGTTTTAGCTGTTCCTCCACCTTCATTTCCTCCTTTTACGTCTTTTGTACTTAACATACTTTTTTAAATTAAATTAATCAATGTAAACTTTATCCCAATTTGTAACTAACCCTTCATCTGTCATTTCACTAATAACAATTTCCTTATTTCTGAGATGCTCTGGACGAGCACCGCATGCTACTGAATCGCTTGTTGTAAAACTCAAAATGTTTTGGTTATTACCTTTTCTGTAAAGGTATCCGATTGCATCTGATTGAGATGTAAGGATCCTCTTTATTTTACCTGTAAGGTCAAGGTCAGAACTTGAAAATTCTGCACCGGATTTCTCTAATAGAGTGTCTTTGATATGGCCTACGAGTATAATTCTTGGGGCTAATGTTTTGACGTACTCAATTACTTTAGTCATAGCTTCTCTTAAATAAGGATAGCCTGCACCATTTGGTAGGTTTAATATGTTTCCATACTGAGCCTTACCGCTTTCAGAAGATAAACTTTTTCCATCTGCAGCTTTCTTAAACCAACTTTTACCCATAGGTTTATTGGAATAAATTTTTTCAGCATAAGGAATGCATAGCTCTTCAAGTTTTGTAATGGTGTCTAAAGCAATATACTTGTAAGGATAATTTGCTTTTTTGATTTCTTCACCGATTGCTTTGATTGCTTCAATTGAATCTGCTTTTAGCTTTAACGCATCTACATAATCAGATCCATCTTCTAGGTCTATAATCAGACAGTCTTCTAACTCCGCCAACATACTTGTCTTGCCAACTTTAGGCTTAGCAAAGATGATCAAGTTCTTTGGACTTTTAGATTCCGCCTTTACTTTTTTTGTAGGTAATTTAATCCCTTCCATTTCCAAATTGTTTAATTATTAATTCATTTAACCATTTTTTGTGACTCACTGGTCTTTTCCATTGGATAGCTGCATAATCTCTCATTGTGAGATTTGCATATGACTGATCAGAGTTGCCATCAGGTGCTTCAAGTAAGTTAAAAACATCTAGTTGACCTGTCTGCTCTTGTTCTTTTTGAAGTATGTCTTTGGCAACATCAATGAGTTCATCAACTGGTACTAAAAATCTACGATCTCCTGTTGAAGGATGAGGTTCTGACATTCTATACTCTCTTGCATATTCAGGATTGTAAACCCATTTCCAAAGCCTACGCTCTGAATCTTCTGGTTCAAAATCTCTGCTTACAAACTCAGTATATACGTCTTGACCTGCATTAATTTCTTTAGGATAAAATCCAATGATTATTTCTCCGTTATCCGGATAGGCCATCTTTGGAATAAACGTTGGATTTGAAATACCAATTTTTTCAAATAACGGTTTGTGTTTTTCTAGGAGACTAGCAATTTTATTTCTTTTGCTACCTGCTCCATCTACTGTACTTAATGCCATTACTTATTGTGTTGATATTCTTTTTTCTTGTCTTGCGGGGGGAACAGTCATTTCTTCTATACACATCTTATCATAATGAGATTTAAAGAAACTCATTCTTGTATCACCATTTCTACATTTAAGAAAGTGAAATACTAAAATGTTCTCATCATCAATAATGTATCTATCTGGACCATAGAATTGGATATATTTTAGAGATGGTCTATTGATACCTATAACGAGATCCGCATGCTGAAATAACGCATCACCACCAAATAAATCTGTTGGAAGAATATAGTTTCCATATTTCCCATCTTGATTTCTTTCTGGTGTTTCTACATTTCTGCCTAGTTGAGATAAGACAATAAACGCGATTGGAAATCTTCGTTTTAAATCTGTAAGTATCTCACCTAATTCATATAGCATATCTGTTTTACTGTTATGTCCGGCGGATAGTTTAAAAAGGTTTGCGTGATCTATTGTTATAACTGTCTTAGTGTATATTTTCTTTCCTCCCTCAACTCTTACTGAATGCTTTTCCATATACCATTCAATAATCTTTTGGAATGTATCAATGTCAACTGGAATATTGCATGAGTCAATAGGATAACCTTCATTAGCTAAAACGTCTTTTGCATAGAGAAAACATTTAGCCAGATCTTCCTCTGTAATTTTCATTCCGCTAGAACTTTTAACATACTTGTATGGCTGCTTGATATGAGCTGAGAATTCACGTTGTTTTTGAACTTTACCTAACATCTCAAAGTTAAACTCATAGATGCGCATTGTTTGTCCAGGATTATTTTTTTCTCTTTCTCTTATGAGTTGGTCTTTGATTAATGTTTTACCTGTTCCAGGTCTTCCACCGATTACAGTGAGTGAATTCCATTCAAACCCATCTGTACCGGCATCATCTACTTTTGGCCAGGGTGTACGGAAACTAGTAATTGTTCCATTTTTACGCCCTACCATTTCGTCAAGAGCTTCCTGAAAAGCCTGCTTTTGGCCTATACAATATTTGCTATAATCCATTTTCTGATCTTTCTTTTTCTTCGCTTAAAAACTTGATGCTGTCCGGGTTAAGGATACCAAATTTGTCTTTAACAAAGATACTAAAAAGTTCTCCAATTCCAATAAAAATTTCAATAACAACAAACTGCCAAAAGCTTATTGGAATGATGAAATAATCAACGATTGACCATACTAATAAGGACATTAACACATTGATTAATGCCCTATGAATTCTACCTTTCATTATACTACTTTTTGTGTTGTGTATCTTGGCTTTTCTTCTTCATCTCCACCTGTCATTGCTATTTCACAATAGTCTGCTAAGTCACTTAGATTATCCTTCCGGATAAAGTATTGTGATGTCCGCATAAACTTCCAGTTTTGTTCCTGGTGATCATTTATGTATTTAGCTGTGGCTTGAAAAATTATTGGCCATTTGTATTCATAATTTTCAAAGAACCATCTAAAGTTCTTTTCAAGATTTCCTGTAGCTGCTCTAGCAGCTTTACCACTTGGTAACTTTATATTAGGGAACATCTCTTTGTATTTTACAATATTGTCTTTAAAATCCTTTGTCATTAGCTGACTACTTGTTTTGGTCTTCTGGATTTTAAAGAGCTTTTCAATCTGATCTATCAACGTCATTGCTTCAGGTGAAAGTTTGTTATCTTCTTTAATCCACCCATTTTGTTTTAGGTTTCTTAATTCAAGATGCATATTCATCCTAAGCGGAGATATAGAATCTCTCATACAACATAATAGATAATACTGATTTGGTGTTAATCCTGCAGATGTCATTTCATTGAACATCTCCATTTGTTGAAGCATCTCCTTTTTTACCATTGCTTATGTCAATTATTTCAAATTTAGGAGAATTTGGATCAAACGTGTATCTTTCTTCCTCTTCATATTCTGATTTGAATTTGAAACACCATCCACCTGCTGACTTTCTTTCTCCTCTACAAACAGATCCTATATGGGAATTATTTATTCCTAAACATTTACCAGCTAGTGCTGCTGAAGAGAAATGATATATTCTCATGTAGCCTTGCTCTATGTCTGGATTGTTAAGCTCCCATCCTACTACCGGTACTTCAGATCCTGTTCCAGAGTAGATCTGCTTGAGGATATCTATAGCCATAGAGATATATGCTATCTCATGTAGTAGTTTGTTTTGTAAACGGCTATCTATGTCTTTCTGAAATTCTGCAGTGTCTGTATAACGGATTAACCCATATAAGTATTGCTCTAGCTGTTGTAGCTGATCTCTATTGATAGGAGGTCTGTATGTTGGCATATGTTTGTTTATTGTGAACGTGTGCTTGTGATGATAGTAAGGACAGTCTGTGAGGCGTTGAGAATGTAAGTCTTGTTAGCAAGTTATTCATTACTCATAAACTTCCTTATTCCTGTCACTGCGTTGTTGTGGTAGCCATCAAAGTCTTTTGTAAATTCTAAAGATATTGACATTTGTCCACTTTGCTCATCAGGTCTTGAATGATTCATAAATATAATTATGATATCTCTTTTGAATTTCTTAACCGAATTAACATCATTATATACCGGTAGATGTTTATACCATTTCTGATGTTCATATACGTATACAGTTTTGTTTGAAAAATTTCTTATGAATATTACTTCAGCTCCTAACTTATCGCCGCACTTACTTATTGCAATGTTTGCTTCTCTATTATTTGAATAAGATCCAGGATCCGCATTCTTTTCTGCGCCAATTGTAAAATAACCTTTGTCTTTAAAATAATCAAAGAAGGTATGTGAGGTCATTTTAAAGTCTGGATAATGAAAGTATTTTTCATTGTATTGCAAAACTTTAAACGCATAGTCATGCTCATCATCCGCCTTCAACAAATCTATAAGCAAATCATCAAACTCTGGTGTATCCGGAAGCATTGTTCCATGAAATACATCAGACTCAGATATGCATAAATTATCTCCATCATTATACAAACACATTACTTTTCCTCTTGCAAATGTCATAGCTCTATGTTAAAATATTCAACTACTTTATCTACAAAATCTACCTCATCTGCTAATACATAACCTCTTCTAGATGAAATAAATTCTACATCAAAATCCATTTTGAGTTTGAATAAATCTTTCTCTATAGTTGATTTACATACTGGCCGGTCTACAATTGAATTAACTTTACTGTGTAGATGCTTACACGTAACAGGACCTCTATTCTTTATCTCCCGATAAATTATTGACATCCTCTGCATCTGTTCTCTCAGTATCGGCATTGAATTCTATGTTTAGCTAATAGAGTAAATTGGAACTTCATCTTCTATTAATTTTTGTTGTACTTCTTTTATAGCACAACCTAATAAATTCTGACCATTCCATTTTGATTGATCTTCTAGATAAGGGAAAGATAAATCTCTACCAATACCCCAGATTGTATCTGTAGGCGAAGCCTCTACAAACATTTTGTCTTTGTGCTTAATCAGGAATGTATCAAGTAGATCAGGGTTCTGCGAAAACTTTAAATAGTTTCCTTGATAAACCACTTGATACTTAATCAGATCCCATCTTTCATCATTGAATCCTTTTACTTTTCTTCCTATTGCCTTTTGTTCTGCAGGATTATAGGTTTCCATAATCCTTTCTGCACTTTTCAAATCACCAAAGGCCAGGGCTTTCCAATACATCATATACTGTTCTGTACAATTGAACTTTACATCTCCTTCCTGAAAAGGTATACCGGCCCATTGCGAATACATTCCTCCAAAGAAGAATACATAGTTTGCTGTTTCTTTCATATTAATACCAACATGTTATCATTGACAAACCTGGAAGGAGTCCAATGAAATGAATAAATTCTTGTTTATAAGGTTCTGCAAAATCACAACCAAATAGTTTGACTATGTTTACAACCCATGATATCATCATGTATGCTAAAACAATAAAGTGCATATAGTCTCCAAATGTCCACCAATTTTTCATACTTCTATCTTAAAATAAATAATCTGTGTTTAGCACGGGTGTATGCCGTGTACTTAATACGATTACGCTCTACAACTTTCCTATTAAAGTCCAGGTCTTCTTCTAGTAGGATTACATTGCTGTATGTACTACCTTGAGATTTGTGTGCTGTTATTGCGTAATTGTATGCAAGATTAGCGGACCATTTCATTATGTTGAAATAGTTTACCCAATAGCTTTTCTTCTTTTGTTTTAATGCCTGAGATCTAGCTTGAGAAAGTAATTCTTTGTAGCTCTCCTGTGAGTCTTCATGTACTACATAAAGACAGTCAAACTTATCTTCTAACTCTAGTTCCCAGAACGTACCTGACCAACTTATTAACGGCGCATCTTTATACTTCTCTTCAAATTGGAGCTGCACAATTCTGACGGCTGATATTTTAAATTCATCAGAGGTGTTATAGTTTACACGATACTTATACCCATTGTTCCAAGGATCATAGCTTCTTGCGAATATGGGACCGTTTGCAATAAGATTTTCACCTGGCTCAAATCTTTTTACATCTGAACCATAAAGAGCTTCTCTTACTAACTTATTCATGTAATCTACAGTCTTATTACGCCAAGCGATTACTTTTATGTAATCCGGATCTTGTTCATAGTACGAAGACTTAAAGAATTCTTTTACACAATCTTTTACCAACTGCCGTTGATTTTGCGAATTGAACCAGATGATTCCGTGATCATTGCTATTTACCATAGTTCTTAAATTAGTAATAGGCTGTGCCATATCTAAGTTATCACGTATTGTAAAGGAAGCTTTGATAATAGGATTACCATTCTTTTGCCTCATGATTTCTTTAAGCTCTAACACTTTGAAATTATATCCGCCCTGGTCTACCGTAAACGGCAGGCATTCCTCTTTATTAACAGGTGGAATTTGCGCGGGATCTCCCATGAAAACAATCTTTAATTTGTCTTTGTACTTAAGTAATTCAATACATAGATCATCATTCAGCATTGAGACTTCATCTACAATTAGATATTTGAATTCACTAATCATATTTTCCTCATTGCTTGCAATAAACTTTTGCCTACCATTGACATCAATATCTTCTTTTAGTCCTAACAATTTATGGACTGTGATATATGTAGCTTTAGTTTCCTTGCTACATGTTTCACTTAAGACTTTAACGGCTTTATTTGTTGGTGCAGTAGCTGCGACTTTACGCGCTGTATATCGCCGGTTTATGTATTGAATTACTTTGTTGACTAAGTATGTTTTACCTGTACCCGCATAGCCTTTCAAAACTATAGCGTCTGGCTGGTCAATATCTGCGTAACTACTATTTACAAAGTCAACTAACTCTTCAAATGCTGAGAGCTGATCACTGTTTAAACTTTCTTTTAATGCTTCTTTTAATTCATCTGTTACCATTTGATTTCTGTATTTCCACTACCTACTAAGACTTTGTTTATATTATTGAATAAGTCTCCGCTGTCCCATCTGCTATCTTTCTTATAGGCAGCTGAGGCAGGATGTGTTGTAAAGAATTTATAATTAAGATTTGGTATATGAGTATGCCACTCTTTGGCTTTATTACCTAAGAATACATACGCTATACCAGAGTTGTTATGTGCTAACACATCCATCAGATACACAATAAAAGGTTTCCATAGTTCTATATGGGATCCTATCTTACCTATCTGACATGTCAATGCTGTGTTTAACATTAAGACTCCTTGATTAGACCATCTCTTTAGATCCACATCACCATCATATCCTTCAGGATAAACGGTTGATTCAATTTCTTTAAAGATGTAACGTAACGATGGCTGTAGTTTTCCTGTATAACTACAAGAAAAAGATATACCATCCGCTACGCCAGCTTGAGGATAAGGATCTTGCCCTATGACGACAACCTTAAGCTGATCATAGGGACACTCCTGAAATGCTTTAAATAAATCTTTTATTACTGGAGTAAATTTATTTCCTGCTTGGGATTCATTATACAGAGTCTCTAGTATTTCATAGAACTGTTGACTCATGATAAACATCTTAAGTTTATCTCCCCACCCTGATTCTTTCAGGTTCTCATACAATTTTTGTTGTATCTCTTTTAATGTCATAATTTAAAATGCTATATTTGACTTATGGAAAAATCAGTTAAAGTACCTTATCTTGAGGAACATATCACCGTTAATTTGGAGATCGGAACCTACTTCTATCAGAGAATGAAATCTTTATTTCATTACTTGCTCAAGGATAAAGAATCAGAAGACATAGTTAAACTAATGGCTGAAGCTTTACAACTGTCTGAAGAAGAAATCAAAGATAAGGAAAACGCGGTAGAGATTTATCATTTACAAACAGTAATGATATTTCTAAGAGACATGGAACAAGAGTTTAGTAATAAAGATTTGATTAAGTATAAGGATGTTGAGTATCCTAAAACGACAGATTAACTTGCTGTCCAATTTCATTCAACACTTCAATCACTAATCCTAATTCTTCTTTAGAACAATCTGCAAATGATTTGCAGTAATCTTTTTCTTTAGCCTTCCAGCATAATCCTGCTGCTTCTTTAACATATTGTTTTAGTTCTAGAAAGGTATGTCCTGTTTCCATGGATAACTTCCTAATAGATGCGTGGATCATTGCCAATTGTGGGTTTGTTCCATCATCTTTATAGGCTTCAAAGAAGGCCTCTACTACCTGGCCTTCTTCTAAACCTTTTACAAATTCATTGTACATTGCCAGATCTCCTTGTAATTGATGCATTAATTTTCCATTTTTCTTTACAAGGCGGACGCTAAATATGTTATCCTTCTGACTCATGCTGATATGCTATTTCATATCCCTTCTTTACCTTTTCATGTAGAAGGTTATGGTAAATCTCATTTGCTTGAGAATAATTAACCGGACCATCTGTTTTTTTATGTACTGTTTGGTGGCCGTGCTTTCTACCATACGTAGATATTACCTCAAATCCTGCACCATTATGATGCTTAATGAGTCTAAGGTTATATACCTTGTCTACATTGTTACGCCAGTCTTGCATCGCAAGCTGTGTTTCTTTTTCTTTACCTAGTACCATCTAATTCTTTTTTTAATTCATCAAGTATTCCAAGCTCATATGCATAACGCGGATCTAATTCTTCCATCTCTCTGGAGTAACCAAATTGTTCTTCAAAGTTTTTTATCAGCGCTTGCTTTACATTCACCGCTTGTTCAATAGTTCCGTATGTTGTAGTTGCTATATGTTTGATCATACCTTTAGCAGCCCATACACCTTCGCTATATGAAAAATTGTTTTCAAGATTATTCAAATTGTCCATATTATAAAGCTAATAAATCTTTCTTAGTTTGAAAAAACGAAACTGCATTCAACTTAATATCCTACGCGAAGCGTTGTTTTGGATATGTGATTGAGTGCAGTGTGAGTTGGTATGGGGTATACATTAAAAGATGTATCTGATTTGGTTCCATGGAATAATCTCATTGTGTAACATTTTAAAGGAACGTATGTACTTGTCCTTTATATTACATCTGTATCTGAGATTATGTCCTCCGTATTGGGATATTTTAGGTTGTTGCAGAGTAGGATTCCAGAGTAAATTTTCTCCAGGTAAATTATTTTCAACGTTGTGCTTGTGCTTGTCTTCATTATGGGTAAGGAATATAACTTCTGATAATACATCTGTTTTATATTCTTTCTCTACAATTGAATCAACAAGTTTAAAGAGTTCTTTGTATTCATTTAGCCATCCGTCAAATACTACAACTGGAGAGAAATTGATATGGACATCATAGCCTGCTCTCTTAAAGTCATTGATAGCTTCAATACGTTTTTGAATTGGTGGTGTGTTAGGTTCTAGCTGGTCCGCAATTACTTGTGGCATTAAACTAAATCTAATTCTTACCTTACCTTTTGGATTAAAGGAAAGGAATTCGTGAGGGATTATCTTTGTAGCAAATGTTGCTTTTGCATGAGGATGTTTTACAAACACCTCAAAGATTTGTTCCCAATCATAATACTTTCTATGAAGAGCAAAGTCTTCATTGCATGCTATATCATAAGTGATATATTCTGGATCTGTTTGATTAGGTTTCTCAACCTCTGTGAACCAAGCATGATTGCTTATCTCTGTAAGAATACTTCCTATATTCTTTGAGACATCTAAACCTTCAGGCTTATGTCTTTTCATGTAACAATATGTACAATTTAAAAGACAGCCATAACCAAAAGAAGGAGCAATAAAATCACTGCTCCTTCCACTTGGTCTTATAAGCATAGATTTCCTATTGGACTTTGTAACCATCCCCTTTTTGTGGTGTAATTACTAATCCATCCTGGATAACTTTATCTAGAATCTGTGTGTGCTGAGTAATAACTGTTGCATCTACACCGCCTACCGCAATTTGTTTTACAATTGCTGTTTCAATTTCATTCTCTGGAATAAGTACAATTTTAACTGTACCATTCATTAAAATTTCTACTTTCATGATGATTAAATTGCAGCCCAACCTACAAATACATACTTACCAAGACGTTCATTGGTAGCCTTTTTGTATTGTACTTTAGCACATTTTTGATTACCTGCTTCTAATACTTTAGCAATTTTAATTACTAAATTAATATCAGGATTCTTTTCTACGTAAGCCCTAGCTTTCTTTATACATTCTGTTTGAGAATCAGCTGTAGCTTTTACATCTCCACCCCATTCATCTACTGCTTGGTAGATAGTCTTCCACTTTCTAGTGCCGTGCTGAGGATAATTCTCTACAACACTCTTAACCTTATTATTGTTAGACTTAGGTTCTTCAATACAGAATCCCCAGACTTCACGTTTGCCTGTATTATCTATGATATGGCTTTCTAGTTTGTCACGGCCCATCTTTTTATACAAATCTGTAACATCTTTACTAAGGTGGCAGGTATTAATTGCTCCGGAATAACCTTCCTGATGACCATAATAATCATCTGCATCTTTTACAGCATTATCAAATGCTTCGCGCATGTTTCTACCACGTGCTCCTGTGATAATAGTTGTTGCTCCCATTATATTTCTATGATTTTTGTGTAGCCTTCCGGTGTCCATTCAGGATTAGAAGACCAATTAGTTACTAGATGTTCATTTTCTACAGCGTGTACTCTGAGATCTTTATGAAAAGTTTCCTCTGTCATTTTAAATACATTGACAACCGGATCTCCTTTGTGTGTGAGATCATCTTCAACAGGTTGCCATTCAATTAAAACGCCGTCTATTTCACCTTCCTCATCATCCACTTCTGCTGTAAATGGTTTACTATATACCAGCATATTATGTATACCATCTGCTTGTTCAATTTTAAGTCCTGTAATAGCCATTTTCTAATTTAGTTTTAAGTTCTTTCATCATTTCACTAAAGGGAATCTCCTTTGTACCTGCAAGATAAGCTTCTTTGATGATAATATCCATAACAACTGGACTTATTAATCTAGGTCTTTTCTTTTTGGTTTCTTCAAAGCTGTTTGTAAGACTACCAAATGCTAGTTCTTCACAACAACCTTTGCAATTGGGTTGTGATGGAGATCCTATAAAATGTGAGTAGCATCTACTACAAGTCTTTGGGGACTTACCCTCTTTAAATTTAAGAGGAGTGATATACCAATCTCGCTCCCTATCTATAGG